CCATCACGCGATCCTTCTCCTCCATTACCAGCCCCCTCCCACCGCCCACGCGAGGCGGTCAATCAGTCCGTTCGTCAAGGCCAGCGCCAGCAGGAAGCCCAGCACCAGGGCCAGCGCGAACAGGCCCGAGGCGTTGGTGGAGGAGGTGGTGGGGGTCATGCGATCACCACTACCGCAAAGGCGATAACGAGTCCCACTAACACCACGAGTCCCACCGCTGCCCACTGCTCGCCGGCCGTCTGTGTGCTGTTCATGTCCCCTATCCTACCGATACGTATGGGGCGTGTCAAGGACTAATTTACGGTCGGGATAAGAAAATCGTCGGCGTAGGGCTGCATGCCTTCGCGCCAGCCTGCGGTCGGACCGTCCACGTAGGACATCCCATAGTTGCGGCGATGGCCCGGAGGCACCGGACGTTCATATAGGTCTGTCAGGATGAGGTTAATCATCGGCGCGGCAATGTCCTTCCACACCTCTTCGCGTGTCATAAATCGGTTCGGCACTTATTCCTTCTTCCCTGCGACGAGGTTGATCCACTTCGGTCCTTGGACCTGCATCCGCACGACCTCAAAGATCGCTTGTTCAGCAAGCCGCTTGGCATGCTCTAGTTCGGTAATGCCGCACTCGTAATTAAGGCGGGTGGCTTCTTGGGTGACTAACTCACAGATACCGTGGAGGAACGGGTCAGACACGCCGTAATAGCTCCAAAATGTCTCGTTCTCCATCACGCGCCCCACTTCTCATATTCGCAGCGAGGACAATTCGCTTCGCATTCATCTCGGTCAAGTTGCCCGACGTGGACCAGGATGTCGTCAGCCAGCGACTTAATGGCCCGCTGGATGACTCGGCACCGAAGGTGCGTGCAGTCGTCCACATGGATGGCCTGATGCCCATCTTCGTTGGTCCGCGCCTCCTGATGCTGGGCGCGTGCGCCCCATCGGGCGACCTTGACCAGTTCATATGCGACGAACGGCTCGAAGGTCATCACGCGACCACCTCCAACTTCACGAAGTTCTCCACCTCAACCTGTTCGCCATTCATGGGCATGATGTAGGTTCGCGCCTCCATATCGAGCAGGGCTGACGTGTAGATCGACTTGATGTCGGTGTAGACGGTGACTTTCCCGTCAGTAGCCAGCACGATCACAGTCATGACCTACCTCGCCAGCTTCGCGACGTAGCGGGTTTGTTCCCAGTCCACGCGCACGACATTGCGGCCAATCTTCGCGGCGAGCTTCTTCAGGCGGCGCGTATACATCGCGACCTGCTTCTCCACGCTCGGGATGCCGTCAGACCGCCACACCTGGAAGTCCGCTTCCAGATAGGGCTGGTCCAGTCCGACCAGCTTCTCAGCGGCGGCGTCTACGCTGTGGGTATGGCCGAAAGTGGTCGGGCGTCCCTGCCCGTCCACGATGTCGATGAACTTGTTCACGCGCAGGCGAATCGTGGTCGGCGTCGTCATGGATAGGATTATCCACTACCGATACGTAGGTGTCAACTACTATCTGCATGCTCGGAAGATTTTCTAGTCCCTTCAGCCATTCCTCGCAGATTTCCTTGGTAATTGGCAGGTCTAGGGGCGGTTTCTTTTTCATTTGGGCACGACCGGGCATCTTTTTCCTCATCACCGCATGACGCGGCATCAGGAAAACCAACACCACACCTTGCACGACAGATGAGGGACGAGGCGCGTAGATGCCCGGTAGCAGCGCACTTCCTCGTGCGTTTGTGGGTCAAGCCCCTAACCAACGGTGCCGCTCTTATGTAATCGTTCCAGGCTGGCGACTCGCCTGTGTAGCCCGAGACGAACAACGTCTCTGCCCGTATGGAGCCTGCTACTTTGTATCCCGCTCGGCTGAGGCGGCTGAGTGCCGCTGGTGGTGGGGAGGTTTGAACGTGGGCGCTAGCCGTGGTAGGATGGCCTCGCGCTTGAGTCTCCTGCTGCCCACCAGCAGAACTCGTGCGTTGCGGAACCGCGCCGGGGTGGTCAAGAGACGGGCCATCCCGGTTGCAACGCACGCGCATACTACCAAAAGCCAATTACCTGAGCAAGTGGGGCAAAATGCCACAGTCTGAATATCAACAGCCTGTTCCGCAACCCTGCCCACAGTGCGGTGAGACTTTTACTCCTAGCGGTCTATGGAAGGGCGAAGTCTGTCGCGCCTGCACTGGTGACTGGCTCCAGTTGTTCATAGACGCTACTAAAACAGCAGTCTTTCGCGCCGATAAGACTTACGCGGATCAGTTCAAGCGGTAAGTATGTGGTAAATCAGCCACACTCCAGCTTGTGCTATACTACGTATGCCCTTGGCGGTCGGTGCCTTCTCGCCATCGACCCACACTGCTTGCCATCGCCGGCAGCCGCCATCTGAGGCGTGCGATGTGGCGTTGTGGTCCCGAGACGCGAAGATCGGGGCGCACTCAGTTTGACAGCCTGTCATCTACAGTAGACACTTAGACCCAGTGGCAAAAGGTCGCAAGACAGGCGGGCGCACCAAGGGTATCCCCAATGCCATGTCAGCCGCGCTCAAGGATGTCATTCTTGGCGCACTCTCCAAGGCTGGCGGGGAGCTTTACCTGCTCGAGCAGTCCACCAAGAACCCCACAGCCTTCATGGCGCTGGTCGGGCGCGTGCTGCCGCTCCAAGTGAAAGAAGGCGGGGACGACCCGAAGGTGCCCACCGTGGTGAAGCATGTCCACGAGTAACCGTCGCAGGCGTGCCCAGCTTCGGTGGCAGCGTCGAGCCATGCGCCGGCTGTTCCTGCTGCTTGAGAACACTGAGTTACTCTGGCACGCATGACAGCGACCCGCGAGGTTGTTATGCGCTGGCGGGGGCCGATCTCCAAGTTCCTCGAGGACGAGACCGCCGAGATAGACCTTGAAGGCGCGCTCTCCTCAGGCAAGACCACCGCGTGCCTCTGGAAGGTCTTCAACAGCCTGCACGCGCATCCTGGCATTCACTGGTGGATTGGCAGATATGGAGATGGGGAAACCCAGACCAAGGTGCGACCAGCTTTCGAGCAGGTGTGCCACGAGGCCGGCAGTCTCCCGGTCTGGAACGCCAAAGAACTGGCTTACGACTTCCCCAATGGGAGTAAGTGCTTCAGTTACGGCCTGAAGTCTCCTGATGCCTTGAGCCGCTACAGCAAGATGCGCGGGATGGGCGTTGCCGGCATCTACAACGACCAGACCGAAGAACTTCCGGAAGACTTCAGCCTCGAGTTGAGACTACGACTCCGACAACCAGGCTTTCCGCATCAACTCATTTTCAGCCCGAACCCGCCGAACGTCACCCACTGGCTGGCGCAGCAGTTCCCCACGGATAACAGCAAGCCGAACCGCCGTTACTACGCGGTGAGCATCCACGACAACGCGCACAACCTCCCTGATGCGTTGATGAGTGCGGCCTTAGCGGCCTATCCCCCGGAGCACGCGAAGCACCGCAGCGTCATCCTGGGCCTTCGAGGCATGAACGTCACCGGCGAGCCGGTCTACAAAGGGGCGTTCGTCCGGGAGTTGCACGAGGTGTCACTGACCTATGACCCGCTGCTCCCATTGGAGATGGCGCTGGACTTCGGGAAGCACCATCCCTGCGCGATCTTCCGGCAGGTGAGTCCGCTCGGCCAGGTCAGGTTCTTGGGGGGCATCTTGGGGCAGCAGCTCTATCTGGATGACTTCCTCGACATCGTGCTCAGGAAGCGTGCGGAGTGGTTCCCGAAGCCGATTGAGGTCAAGGAGTGCTGCGATCCAGCAGGAGCCGCGGATACCTCGCATGGGACCGCAGGAGCCATTCAGACACTCCGGCAGAAGGGCATCCGTCCGAAGTTCGTGCTTGACGCGAACAGCCCGACAATCCGACTGGCAATGGTCGAGCGCATGGCGGCCCAGATGCGGCGACGGTGCGCAGACCGGTCGGAAGCCTTCGCCATCAGCAACGACCCGGAGCACTGGCTGACCATCTCAGAGCAATCGACGACGCACGACCGCTTTCTAGCGGATGGGTTCGAGGCGGGGTATGTGTGGGATGAACACCTGGTATCGGTCGCGAACAAGCCTGTCAGGAAGCCCAAGAAAGACGGCTGGTATGAGCACGGGCAGAACTGCGCGGAGTATCTGGAGTTGAACTTCG